TTCGGGCTTCTCTTCAATTCCTACAGGCTGATAAACAAGTACTGTTTTTCTAATCGTAAATGGCTCATCTGCCTGACTATTGTCGTAACGCAACTGCATGGCATTGGAGTATCCCAACAACGTCGTTGTCGTTGAGTCCGCGATTGCCGCAGAGCGGATCGCAGAAGTTCCAATGGTGAAATCTGTTACCAAGGCATCTGAAGGATCGCCTATTGAAAGCAAATCAGTCTTAGAAACAGTCTCTGTGGAGACTGCCTGGATTCGGACCTCGTACGATGTGTCTTGCTTTTCAAACTCATGTCGAGCTAAGATCCACCTGTTCTTCTGAGCAATTCCCCCAGGAGCGGTAGATGCTGTTCTAAACGATGCGTCTATAACCGATCCGTTGTCATTGGTACCTGTGTTCGTTTTGTAGACATCTCCATCACTGTACCCACCGCCATGAACAAGGTTGTTGAAGTAGGCGCTCGATCCAAAAGCAAAACTCCACGGCCCCATCCAGCGACGGTTACGGAAGTCCCACACAATCGCATTGCTTACCGTTGCCTGACTCCCTCCCGCAGAAGTAGCCAACGGCAGGAAAAACAGGCATAAGTTTCTCTTCGCATCCGTCACCGCATGACAGGTAGCCGCAAGATTGTCAAGGTCTACTCGATTCCAAAACCTGTCTCCATCCAATCCCCTGAGTTTCTGAGGCTCCCCCGAGCCATTCCACTCATAGATTCCGTCTTCGCGGATAAAAAGCTGATTCCCCAACAGGTCATTGGTGATTCCCCTTGCTGAAATCGCTCCAAAGCCGCTCTGATGCTGCCTTGAGTATGGGGTGTCGCTGGAACCTGTGGGGTAAACCGACCAGATTCCATCGGCGTTGTGAATAGCCAGAGTCGTTTTAAGAGGCTTCAACGCAGTAACAGGGCCATCCGTAAGGAAGAAGTTATTGACTCCCCACGTCTCAATATCTACGGAATCACTGTAGAACGTCTTGTCCTCTGTTCCGGTCCCTCCTGCTGTATTGCCGAACCATGCTCTGTTATCCCAGAAAACACAGGTTCCTGCGCTGGTGAATCTGCTGTCTACATCAAGCGCAGCCGCATTGCCAGCAGCGGCTGTCCATTTAATCGGTGCATCAACACCATTGCCATTACAGCCAATCAACGTCCCTGCGGCGTTAGCCGTTACCCAATACTTGTTTGCCGTGACCGTGATCGCACTGCCTCGATCCGTCCATGTCCCTGAGTGGTCTTCCCAGAAGCTGGTTCCCGCGAAAGCAAACACTCTGGAGGCAGACGCTGAGAAGCGATGCTTGCCACACCCCGTAACAGAAGGCGTACCAGTAATCGCTGTAGAGATGTGTTCATCGTATCCGGCTCTATCAGTAACAGCCCCAGAGTCGAGGATCTCCGTATCCGACATGGATGTCAGAGTTTCGGGAGGCAGATCCACCGCAGGACGAGAATAGTCCACACCTCCTGTCCAGGGACCATATTGAATGGCCTGATTCATTAGGACAACGTCCCTGCCTGCACCCTAAAAGCAAACATTCCATCCCCGCCTCGCTCTCCATACATCCGGCTGGAGGGAACAAAGGCACGGGCATTTCGCTCCAGAGCCTGATCAATCACAGATTCCATCAAGCGAAACTCCATATTTGCCGAATCAACAGACCCCAACTCAGACAGGTACAAACCCGCAACTCCATGAATCAGAGCAGGTTGCACCCACGCAGGGAACTTGGGAGCCAAGTCCGTAGTATCATCGGACCCCCCCGCATCCAAGTCTTCGATAAAGCGATAGTACCGATAGGAGATCGTGTTCGTGGAATCAGGAGTAGGGTAAATATCTACATCCCAATACCCCGTGCTGGAGTTCAAATTCTTCAGCACTACAAGCTGTGCTTCCCCTGATTCGTCCTCGTCAGGGTCAAGCACGTCCGTATCCAACGCTGAAGAGATTTGCAAAAACCTATCCTCCGTCTCATCCCTAAAAGACAGCGGTTCCAACACATCGCTTGCAAGCGAGTATGTACGAGTCCCGTTTGAGGTGGTGATGGACGCATCCTGAAACATCCATGACCATCGCACACGGCCCGTAATATCCTTGGCCGCGAGGTTGAAATACTCTCGACCGTTGTCCTTAAACTCTGCGGAGCTTGCTGTCAGGCCCGCCCTGCGAAGTCCAATGTCAAGGATCTTATTAGGCGTCATTTAAGCCTCGACTGCGCCCTCCAGCATGGCTTCTTCAAATATCACGTCATCCTCATTTGGGGCTCCAAACGTCCCGCGCTGATTCCCAGCAGCCCACGCCTCCTGGGCTGCTCTGAGAAGCGAGGGGTTGTTAGTAACCCGATCAGGGAAAGATGGCATGAAATCAGGGCCATGCTCTGCACCGTCCGTAAGAAGAGCCGCCTGCTTTACTTTGTCATCCGTCATCTTCTTGCGACGATCAATAGGGCTGTCAGAAGACGCCACGCCCAGATACTTGCGGCCTTCGGGCGATTCTGCTGCCATGCTTACAACAGACGCAGCCACTTTGGGGTCCGACTTGATCTGCTCGACCACAGCCGGAACAATCTCCTTCACTGCGTCATTGACAATGCCAGGAAGGGCTTCTGAAATCGCTTCCGCAACCATGTCCTTAGTATTGGGCCTGCCCCGCTTTGCTTCGCTCATAATGACCTTTCGTGTTGATAGAGAGGGAGCCGAAGCTCCCTCTCTCGTAAAGCGTTTACGCAACCAATCCCTGAAGAACCACGCCAACGTGCCCCGTGTTATCTGGAGCATAGCAGGCGAAGCCGACAAGAGGTTCAGTTTCTGCGTCTTTAAGCTGCACTGCACCCGCAACGCCGTCAGACAGCGTCAGGTTGTCACCAACGGCAATAGTCCCGTCCGCAAGGATTGTAGCAATCCCGGCAGTCTGGAGCCATCCGTAATAGTTGGCGGTGAACGCAATCGGCGTAACCCCTGAAATGATGTAATCAGTAGCAGCGGTAGCACCGAGTACGTCGTACCACAAACCCCCAACGATAGCGATGTCAGACGATGTCGTTACAGCGACCTTGAGCGGATCGTAGAGGTCAATATCCACCTTGCCGCTGGTCGTTGCGTCCGTCACACTATTGCTCTTGATGCGATACTGATGGCCTTCGCCGTCATCATCGGTAATCTGCAACAACGCACCCGCGTAGTCATTCGCGCTGATGCTTGCCAGGGTAATCTGAATCGCTGAAGAGCCAGCAGAGATGGAGAATCTGCCAGCAGATCCGATGATGATGCCATCCGACTCAACCAAAGCTGTGGATGAAAGATCCTGTGCAACCAACAGCCCAGCGTTGATACCGGCTGCGGTGTATCCATAACGGAACACGCGGCCATCAGACAACTCAATTTTCTCGCCAATCGCGTGTTTGGGCGTCGAGGACTCCTCATAGATTCCCTGAGAAGTCGTTGAGCCCGCACCGTGACCGCCGATGCCATTGATGGCGTGATTGTTATTACGATATGTAGCCACTTCTTGTTCCTTTCCCCCTTTTCGTCAGGGTAGAACCCCCATTGGCTTGAGGGCAAGGTTAACCGGGGAGGCTCAACAGAGCCTCCCCGAATAAGAATTACGCACCAGTGATAGCGGTAGCTACACCCTGGCGACGGCAGTTGTCAGAAGTCAACTGCAAGCCCACCACCAAGAACGCCACCTTGGCGAGCTGGTTCGGACCCTCTTTGAAGGGCGTCTTCGCAAAGTTCACGCCCTTGAGCAGCTTGATCTTGAGATACTTCATGTTCACGAAATAAGCGTGGGAAGAGGAGCAATCCTGATCCGCAATCACCGGCGCACCGTAAAACGGCACACTGTTGCCCGTGCCGCCAACCGCAGCGAACTGCTGGCTGGATGCACCGCTCAACTCGGCCCGAGCGTACCCCGCAGAGGACAGAGCCTCACGATAGGCCCGCTGGATCGCAGCCGTGGTGAAAATGTGGGTAGGAGTGTCGTTCCCCTCAGAAACCGCATCCCAGACATCAAGGAAACGGTCAACGCCGTCGAAGACGTTAGTGACGGTCTGAGACGTGAACGTGGCCGCACTTGAGTTCGACGTGTTGCGCCACCATGAATTGGAAGCGCGATTGATGCCGCCAACGGTGCCCGTGGTGGGGCTGTCAGCAACGATGTCCTGCAAGCCCAGCATCGACTTGCCAGACTGCGCTCCGAAGATCGCGGCGTTGATTACGTCGCGGATCGTGAGCATGGACTGATCCGTCTTGGATCTCAGGAGATTGAAGACTCTCTGCGAGCCTTTGTTTTCCTGCTCTTCCGTGAAAGAGATGGTGATTGGCACGGCAACATAGCGAACCGGGAAGAAGGCACTGGTGATTCCGTCAACGGCATCCGTGTTCAGGGTGTCGTATCCGTCAAACCACTCACCACTGTTCTTCGCGTACATCAGATTGACCTGGAACTCTTTGCCTCCGTCAGAGACTTCGAGCCCAGACTTCTTGAACGCTTCCAGAGTGGGGTAGGAGTCGAAGATATTATCAGTCGGCTTCCCTTTTCTGGCACGTTCGGTCGCAGTCCATGCCGCATCCCAGGTTTCAGTAGTACTGGTTGCAGCCATTTCTCTTTACTCCGATAAATGGATCTGCTTACAAACCGAGGTTGTCTATCGCCTCCAACGCTTCACCCTCTGTGGAACTTCCAGAACTAACAGGTGTCGAAGTATTCCCTGGGTTTACAGCCCCGTTGCGCTTGCTTTTCGCTTTCGTCGCTGCGTTCGTATTGCGAGCATTCTGCGTTTTTTCAGCCGTTTGCCCGCTGTACAGCGAAACCAACTCCGAAATCGAATAGGGTTCGTTCGTTGTGGGATTTACTGTCCCATAGGCTTTGAGAATCACCTGCCCATAGGTATCCACAAGCTCCCCATGCTCCTGCCGCGCTTCTGCAACTTCCTGGTTCAACTTTGAAGACTGTTGTGTCTGGTAATGACTCTGCACCTGCTGGAGTTGCTGCTGTACTTGCTGAATCGTCTGAGCCTGCTGATTCATGGCGTGTTGCAATGCACCGGTCTTGTGATCGGTAAGTTGCTCCACTACCCGAAGACCCGCCTGCTCGTCGGGACCAAGCTGTGTATACAGTTGCTGTACAGGATCGTCAGTCTGAAGCTGATTTAAGCCTCCTTCCAACATATCCTGATACCGCTGCCGCTCCTGCCGGATAGAATCCTGTTCCGATTCGAGTGATCTTCGTTGATCGGCAATGTCCTGCATCTTGCGGGTATAATCCGCAAAACGCAATGACCCACCCTCGTCTGCTTGCAGATCGGTTGTGGTTGATTCCTGTGATACCGGCTGGGATTGTTCTGATGTCTCGTCTGCGGGCTCCGTGGGCTTATCCGGTAGCAGGTCTGTAGCGAAATCTGCCTCGCTGGTCTCTACCGGGGCTTCTGGGCTTGTCGCTTCGACAAGTTCAGAGTCCTCTGCCATGCTTTACTCCTATTCTCCCAAAGAGGAGAAATCTGTGTTGTGGCCGGTTTCGGCCAACTGTGAACTTAAATCCTCCAGCGAATCTGCCACCAACGCCGAAGGCCCATTACTCTTCTCTGGAGCCTCATGCTCGATTTCCCATTCGGGTACGCCGCGCACTGTGCCTCCTACGTCTTCCATCCCCATCTTCTTCATCAAGTCCCTGCGGTGCTGAGATGATTCCACAACGCATCCGAACTGCGGGTCGAACCTGCCGTATCCCGCTCCTGAATGGGTGTTGTGGATTCGCCTGAATGAAGGAATGCGGTCAGCTTTTGATCCGCAATGACAGGGAATCTTGCGAGGAATCTCAGTCTTAAATTCCTCATCAATATGAAGGTGCCCCTTGGCGCACCGATAGTCCGCGTACTTAATCAATCGAAGTCCTCCGGGCTACGTT